ACCCTTGACAACCAAATCATAATTACCTTCGACTAATTGTTCAAAATTTCCTTTGATTCGTTGTGTACAATTACCTTTAACTTCTAAAACAGAGTCACCTTCAATAGTTACTGTGCAAAAGCCTTGTACTAAAACCTTTTTATTTGATACGGTGATTTCATATCCTTCACCCATAACTTTATGAACTTCGGTTCCGTCTGGCCGAATCTCTGTATATGTGCCTGAACGGTGTTGTGTACGAATACGTTCAGCTCCAGGAGTATCATCAAACTCCTGAAAATGACCAGATTCAGTTTGCATTACATTATTGTAAGGATATTTTGCGTTATAAGCCGATGCTGGTTCAGTCCATGCAAAAACACCTTCTGGTGTTGGTGGTTCTTTTATTAATTCTGCCATTATGCCATTTCGTATGTTTTAGTAGTATCAAAAGTTGAATATAATTCAGAAGCCAAATTTGCAGCTTGAGTATCTGTTAGTGTGGTGCCAGACGGATTCATAATAGAACTTAATGTTGTTGCAGGTAAAGATGTAACCTGTGTCGCTGTTGAAACAACTGTTGTGACTAATGATCCAGTAGATTTCAATAGTGATTGAGCTTCTTGAACAACACTTTCACCATTATTACTTGTGCCAGTGCTAGCTTTTACAATGTCTGTGAATTGTGCACTAAGTTCAGCATATAATTCTTTTAAACAATTTGCAAATAATGCCAACAAACGAGCAGGTAAACTTAAAATATAACTAATTAATGCATTGATTTTTTTAACAACAGTAACCAAAGCATCAAGTGCTTTTTGTACTTTGTTTAAAAGTCTTGTAACATCGTCAACGTACCTTTTAATTGTTTTAATTTGCTCAATTATAGCATTTGATCCTGGTGAAATACCAAGAGCCGCTAAAATTTCTTTAATAATTGTACGAATGGCTGTGATTGTAGGTTCAAATATTGCAGCTAAAGAAACATTTCTACGAACAAATAAAGTTGTATCACAAGCGTGTGACCGATTATTGTTTGAAACTGCAATGCCTGTATTTTGTATGAGTCCAGCTGACAGTTGTGGTTGTGTTGGATTACCTGATTGTGGTGTATCACCAGTGTTTGGTGCAACCGGTTTATTTGTTTCTGTAACACCTGTAGTTTTAATAACTACTGGCGCTGTTTCTGGTAAAGGATTAATATCTGCCATTTATTTTTGTATTCCTGGTAAAACGCCCATCATGATTGGTGCTTGGCCTGAATCGCCATCCATAAAAAATCCCACCACCCAATCACCTAATCGTGGTACTGAAAATGATTTTGAATTGTTAATTGGATACATTGGTTGAGCCCACGGTAAATCTGTTACAGGCAATTCACTTACATTGTCTGTGTGCCAACCAAATATTCTAAGTTGACATCTGCCCATACCCAAAGGGTCTACTCGGTTCTCAACTACACCGATAAACCAAGTAAAACCATCTTTTCCTAAAAAATTTTCCATTATAATTTAACTGTATTTTGCCAAATACCAGAATCATTGTTAATACCACTATATGGTTTCGGTGTGCTATCTTTTGCAATTTCAAGAACAGTTTGAAATGCTGTTGGTTGTATAATATGTCTTACAGCAGTCACCAAATATTTACCGGAGTAAAATTCATCCAATCCTTTTGTTTCTGTAGTTGGTTTTAAAGTTAGTAAATTAAAGTTAATTGTTCGACCAACAGTAATTCCTGAATCACCAGGTATTTTAATTTTTAACACAGTATAGTTTGCCAATGAAATTTGAGCAGTTCTATTTGGCACATATGTTTCAATTGCAATATCTTTTGCAACTCCACCATTAACTGCCTGCTTTATATATGGCTGATTTTGTTGAAAGGCATTACTAGTAGCCACCTTAAATGAGGCGTTGTATGAATCAGCATTTGTCAAACCTAATCTATTTTTTAATGAGTTTGTTGGACTACCAGGATTTAATGTTTTTGCCTGAGATTTGTATTTGAGGTAATTAAAATCTGTAACCTTACTTGTTCTAGCCATCGTATCAAGAGATATGAGTCGATTTGCTAAAGTACCAGAATTAACATCGTTCATCATATCATAAACTTTAACAAATTCATAATCCAAAACACTTATTGTTTTTTCTTGAAATGATTGTGTCTTATCTTCTATACCTTGTTGTTGATATTTGTATGTGGTATAAATGTTATCTTTAAACATAGATTGCAAAGAACGGAAATTAAATCCGTCTTTTGTTTCAAAAAATAACATATCAGCACCAATTTCACCTGTACCTTTAGGCCTTGCATACGTTGACAACCAACTGATTGCTTCAAAAGGTTTGAAACGAGGCACAATAAAATCATTTATACCATTTGTTTTCTCGATTCGTAGCTTCTCTTTTTTTACTTTTAATTTATCGACTAATATATCAGTAATAACCTTATCAATCTCTTTACCTTTATATGACTTACTAATCTTAGTTTGTTCTGATAATAATAATTCTTCTGAGCAAAAATAAAATGTATAATATTCGGAGTTTAAATTACCAACAGGTTTTCTATCTCCTATTTTATATACTCGATATACTTGTTTATTTGTATTTGAAGCATTTTTAGTTTTGGCAAAGGTTATTTCAACAAATTCATTTCCTGTTAAATCCAACAGCTCAATATATCCTTGAGCATCCACAATAGTGACATAACCAGACACAGAAAAACTATAGATATCTTCATAATATGATAATTCTATTAACAACTTTTTCATTTCAAATCGTTGGCCAGAACCTGTTAAAAAATTAATAGATTCTAAAGAATAATCTTGAGGATAATATGCACCAGGATTTTCTACATCGGTGTAAATATTTTGGTCAATTTCAGCCATATTTTAAGCAGCCATCAAATCAGTAAATTGTTTTTCTAATTGGTCAACATAAGCAGAATTTAAAATTCTAATACTTCTCTTTGATTCATTTAAATTTAATTCATAATCATAATATGATACAGCAGATTTTTCAATTGTAATCGCTACATTTCCTGTTGGTAATGTATATGTAAGTGTTCCTGTGACCAACGAGTTATATGTGGCCTGGTCAATAACAATATTTTTCAATGTTGTGGTCAAAGTATTTGTATCATACTGTGTAATATTTTTTTCATAATGATGCACAGTTGAGTATGGATTAAATGATGGATACTTATTTGTTATGTAAGCATCAAAGTCATTAGAATTAAGTGGCCAGTCCCATTGTGGATCTGTAATCTGATTTGCAAACAACACCACCCAATACCGATAAGAATCACCGTAATATTTGTATGCAACAATTTCAGGTGTATCGCTATCCTGTATATCATAATCATAAAATACCATTGGATTTTTTAATATCTCAGGTATAATGGAACACCGAGCCATCAAATCGGTCATAATAACAGAATTACGATTTGCATCCGTTTTTATAATTTTTGGTAATGTATTAAAATATTGCATTTTAATATCCTTGTTCTATTCTATCTCTTGTCAAGAGTTCGATTTCTTTAAAATTAATAGTTAATTGAATTTGAGTTGGTGCACCATCAGACTGAGTGGTGAAACCGTTTGGCGCATAATTTACATCTATATTTTCTATAACACTTTTGGTTATCTTATTAATTTTTTTATTCTCTTGGCCATTAAAAAAGAATTTTGGTGTAAAAATAGAAGGAGGTACAAAAAACATACCAGCTGAACCTGTAGCCAGTCGAGGAGCGGCATGAACTTTAAATAGTTTAATAATTTTTTCTACTGTTGCAGCTTCCTGTTTTGAATATGGTGTAAATGTAAAAGCCATCTGATAAGTTCTAAAATCAATACCTTCAAACAAAATTTGTTGTTGTGGGTTAAAAGCGTAACCTTGACCTCTTAGTAGTAATTTAGCTGGTCCTGAATTAATGGCTCCCAAAACAGTTTTGGCCGCTTTGCCAATAATAGGTGTTTGTTGTGCTGCGGTCGCTAAACTTAATTTGTCATATTGAGCTGCATATGTAAAATTTACTGTTTCTGGAATATATAATGAAATTGTTCCAACTGTTTTTAATTCTGGCTGGGTAAATTGAACTGATTTTAAAATACTGTTTGGATCTTCACTAAACTTAGAAATACTACCAGCTAATTGATTGAATGTTTCTACAGGACTTGTGATTGCATCTGTGATTCCGCTGGCTGCAGCTGCGGCCGCTGACTTGGCTGCACCAATAAGTTTATTCGTTACTTCATTAAATGTGGCGGGTTTTATTTCGCTAATTGTAAACTGAACATAATGACCTCTGGTTGCAGATTGTAAATCTCGTGGATACTGTAAATCGGTTCGACCAAATGCATTTTGATAAAGAGAACCAAGAGGTCCGTTAACCACTGCACCAGGTATTGATACACCGCCAATGGATGTTGGTATTGAAATGATAGCCATTAGGTTGTCCTAAAAGAGAGATACATAATACTATATTTATGGCATATTCTGGACGATTTACACCTTCTAACCCCCAAAAATACATTGGGGACTACAAGAATATCATCTACCGCTCATCATGGGAAGCAAAGGTGATGAACTGGCTCGACAAAAATTCAGAGATTATCTCGTGGGCATCTGAAGAACTCACGATACCCTATAAGTCACCTGTTGATGGCCAATGGCACCGATACTTTCCTGATTTTCTGGTGAAGATGCGAACACGAGATGGTTTACTCAAAACAATGGTACTTGAAGTTAAACCTAAACGACAGGCACAACCACCAGAACCACGCAAACGAATCACTAAGCAGTATATCAATGAAGTAACTACATGGGGAGTTAATCAATCCAAATGGAAAGCCGCCACCGAGTTTTGTTTAGACCGTGGTTGGGAGTTCAAAGTTCTCACGGAAGACCATCTTGGACTGTAACTAAATAGTAGATGGCATCGAAACTTACACAATTAGCACGACAAAAGACTGCTTCGGAACTTCAAACGATGGGCCGAGATGCTTATCGTTGGTTGACCAAGAAGATAAGTTCACTTAGTAACTCTACAGGTATTGCTTCTACGATTGCACGAGAAGATAGAGGTAATCACTTTTATAATGGTGGTTTATATTTCTTTTATTATGATCCAAAAACAAAAGCAGATTTACCATATTATGACCGATTCCCATTGGTATTGGTATTAAACATTGAAGCAGATGGTTTTACTGGTCTAAACCTACATTATTTACCAATTCAGTATCGAGTCGCCTTTTTGGATAAATTGATGGATTTTGCGGTGGTTGACGGCAATAAAGACATACAGCGTATGAATGTCACCTATGACATATTGAACGCCTCCAGACGGTTTAAAGAGTTTAAACCATGCTTCAAAAAGTATCTGATGAGCCATGTTCAGTCAAAAATACTTGCCGTGCAGCCAAATGAATGGGACGTTGCGGCATTCTTGCCAATTCAACAGTTTAGGAAAGCTGCACCGGCCAAAGTGTGGCAAGAATCACTAGAACAGATACGATAAGGAAACAAAATGGCTGGTAACATTAGCGACTTCAAAGCAAGTTTTAGAAAAGACCTAGCACGACCAAATAGATTTGATGTCAGTATTCCTGTTCCATTAACTTTGATACCTTATGTCAATAATGCAAAGAGTTTAACTTACCGGTGTGAGAGTGCTAATTTACCTGGTCGGTCACTAGCAACCACAGAACAAAAGATTGGTTCAAATCCTGTTGAAAAATATCCTTATCTTACAACATTTAATGATATGCAGTTAACATTTATGGTTGATGATGACATGAGCCAAAAGGTATTTTTTGACGCTTGGTTAAACTTTATCAATCCACAATATAATTACAATTTTAGATACAAAGGTGATTATGCAACAGCTATTACTGTAAATCAATATGATGTTACAAATCAAATATCATATTCTTGTAATTTATATGATGCTTATCCTATTTCTATTGAAGCTTTAGATTTAGATTGGGCAACCGATGGATACCACAAACTAAGAGTTACATTTGCATACACATACTGGCAGAACAATTCGTTGCAGGCTTATGGTATGCAACTGGTTGATGCTGGTCTTGCATTTGTTTCTGATGCAATTGGTGGTTTAGGTGGTAATGCGGTTGGTGCTTTAGGTCAGTCTGGTAATTTTTTACCAAATGCTTTAGCTGGTGGAAACACACAAGAACTAGAGATAAGTGCTTTAGATTTAATAAGTCAAAGAGATGCAAACAACATAGTATAAAAAAATAATTTTAATTTATTATAGGAGTTAATTATGGCTTTACCAAAAATTGATGTGCCGACATATGAAATTGAGTTGCCGGTTTCAAAAACTAAAATTAAATATAGACCATTTCTTGTAAAAGAACAACGAAATCTATTAATGGCCATTGAATCGTCTGAATCAACCACCATTCAACAAAACATTAAAGATATTCTTTATAATTGCACTCTTACAGAAGGTGTAAATATAGAGAAATTGCCTATCATTGATGTTGAATATTACTTCGTCAATCTTCGTGCCAAATCAGTTGGTGAGATAGTTGAATCACGGTATCGTTGTAATAATGTGGTTGATGATGTTGAATGTGGTAATATTATGGAGAAAGAAGTTGATTTAACTCAAATTCAGGTACAAATGAATGAAGATGTTTCGGCTGAGATTAAACTTACATCAAACATTTCAATTAAGTTAAAGTATCCAGAGTTTGGTATTGTTAAAGATTCTTTGCAATATGAAAATATTAATGATGTCACCTTTCATATGATCGCACAGAGTATTGAATATATTTATGATGGTGAACAATTTTACTACGCAACTGAATCAACACCAGAAGAATTAATGGAGTTTGTTGA